AATTCCACACCGGGTTCTTCAGTTTCCTCAACACCCATTCCTGCTATATAAGTTTCTTCACCTATCAGGTATATTTCATTATGAATAATATCTAATCCGTTAACATGTATGTCATGTATAACATCACTACTTTGTATCTTTGTCATTTGATTCAACACATTTTTTATAATATTTTACAACAGCATTCTTTTGTTTAAGGTGGGTAAGTATCTCAGCAGTATTCTCAGACATTTTTTGATAATCTTGAGGTGAAATGGATATCCACAACACACCATTAACATCCTTTGTTACATAGAACGTAGGTGTACGCATAACGATTGTTGCTGCATCAGGAGGCGTTAAACACGTGTTAATGTGTTCAGTTGTCGTTATTACATCTTTGGGTTTAAGTCCAGTACAACCGTTCAGAGTCAGACCCACGAATAGTGTAATTAATATTCGCTTATAGTGTTGTGTGATTGTTCGCTTATTTTGCATGATTTTCTCCTATTATATTTACAAAATTCCATTTGAATCCACCAGCAGATTTAAGTCACCGTAACAAACTTTCAATATACTTGAAGATGTTATGTTTAATTCACGTTTAACATCCATTGATGATCCCCAACAAGCTATTTCTTCACCAGTAACCTTATCTATCTGAATAACTTTTTTAGAACTTTTTGATTGAAATCCTGTTTGACCCTTGTTCCATGCGGTAGTTCCTTTTTTTGAATCTGATATTTTTTGTTTGTGTTCTTCTGAGAGTTTCTTACCCTTACGCGCGTTAGATATGTTTTGTTTATGTTTTTCTGATTTGGGTTTACCTTTAGCAGAATCAGACATCTTCTTTTTAGTTTCATCTGAGAGTTTCGACCCCAAACGCGATTTTGAAACTGACTCTATTATTTCTGTTTTTCTTTTTAAATAATTAGATTTACACATTTGTATAAATTCATCAGAACGCACTTTTCCCGTATTACCCTTACTTATTTTTTTCTTGGTTTTTTCTGAACATATTCTACCACTAACTCCTTCACCACCATCAGTCATGTTTGATAGAATGTCAGTACCTATATCTCGTCTACCATAATAATCTATTAAGGATTTTTCAACTTCAAATGCTGCTTCTTCACTGAGATTTGATTCTTTGATTACTGATATAGGTTCATCACCGTTTCGTCTTATTTTATTGATAATGTTTTGTTTTAATGCGTTCTGATTATTAGAATTCATAAAATGCTTATCAATTCGTGAACCTTTACCCTTCCCGACACAAAAAGGAGTGCTATCTGGATATTGTAGTTCGTATACATAGAATTCATTCTTCATTTTTAGATGCCTGTTCTATAGCATTAAAAATCTTTACTGTAGCAGCGTTCATTTTCTTGATAATCCAAGTTGGACGCTTATTAAAAATCTTGGTGAAGTTATGGTCTGAGAATAATCTGATTACTGCATTCTTAGATTCAACTGCTTTTTTAAATTCGATGTTGAGTTCTTTGTTAAGTGATTCAGTCTTAGCAAGATTTTCTTTGAATTGTTTCTTCTCAGCAACTAATGCATCATTAGCAAGTTGAAGTTTTGCAACATCAGCATGAAGGATTGAGTTTTTTTCTTGAAGATTGGACACATAGAGGTATCCAAAATATATAATGAGTGCAACTGCTGCACCACCTAAAAGTTTTGCGTACATAAAATACTCCCTTTAAGAGTATTTATGGAGGTTAAATCTTCCGAGTAAACACACTATCAGCAGTATATCCAGCAAGTAATGCTGCAATATAAGATATATCACCTGTTGAAATCATCAAAAAATAACCTGCAATACCACCTAATAATGATAAAGTGGTTTGATATGGGAATTTCATGAAGTAATCTTTGGGGGATAATAATGTTCCTTGTTTATTCAAATCAGCAAGTTTCTTAACCATATGAGCGATAACACCCATTAGCATAGTGACAAAGAATAATCCGTATTGTAAGTAAGTTAAATTTTCCATACTATTATTTATATTTGTAGTAGAATATTGTTAGTGCATTAGCAATTGTAAGACAACCTTCAAATTGGTGTTGGTCAATATTATCAAGATTGCTTATGAAATCAGGTTCAACAATAACAGCAGTACAGTTAGTTTTTCGAACGAAGTAATCAATTTTTTCATCACCTTCTACATCACCTACATAATCAACAACGCCCGGTTGATCCATTTTGTACCATGCTTCTTTACTTCCCCTGTTAGGTTGAAATATATCAGCATTTTCAAAACCCGTCTGAACCATATCAGAAAGTTCTTTTCCTTTAGTTGATTTGGGGTAGTATAATGTTTCAGAACCTTTAGCATTCACGTTACTGTTAAAATGTAATTCCATAGCAGCAATTGCATTATGATTATTAATGAATTCCACTTTACTTGTGAGACTTCCTGTAGGAACAACTTGGTGTGGTACTAATGCTGTTTCTAATATACTACTTATGATATCAATCCACTCTATAGCAAGATCATACTCACATACATCACCATTACACGCACCTTTTGATATGAGTTTGTGTCCAGCAGATATAATGATCATTTATATCTCCATCAGATTTGTTATACAGTATATAACCATATTAATAGTTTACTTCTTATCTAATTTATTATCAATTTTATCTTCGATACGTGATAATTGACTGAATAAATTGTCAAGTACATATTGAAAATCCATTTTCCCAACGTAGTCTATTGGAAAGCGTGACATTGCTTTATAATGTTCTTCTTTTGTTTTTTCTAACTTATCGCTCATTTCTTTTATCCTCCCAAGGATAATTCTTATGAATCCACTGAGGATAATTCCAGATAATGCTAGTACCCAATTTAATATTTCTACCGTTGTCATTTTTTATCCTAGTTTTCATAAATACTTACTTGAGGGTAAGTTTAAAGTTTCGTGTTTTCCTCCTTTTACGCGATTCTTTACTTACCCTTTATTATTTCCTAACTAATGGTATAACCCCATCATTTGTTATACCCCACTGCTTAAGCAATGAATTAATGTTCTGTGATACTGTTTTCTCACCGTTTACTGGTGATTTGATATCAGTTAAATGTCCGAAGTGATCTAATCCCTGACCTTTCCAATCAGAGGTTGTTATGAATCTCCATCCATCTTTTTTCTTACGTTTAATTTTTGCAATACATTTAATACAACCAAGATCTGATCGTTTATATAATTCTACTCTGTCAGGAAAAGCGTTATAGAACACCTGACCAATAGATGACACAGAAGTAACTCCTGATGATGCATTTTCAAATATATCATTTAATTTCATAAGTATCTCCACATAAATCCACCAGCAGTTTTAAAATATTTTCTATTTAAACAACATTTTGATATATTTTGTTGCATAATTCCTATTTCTCTTTGTACTTCATTCATAGAAAACCAACAAGCTATTTCTTCACCAGTATCTTTATCTATTTGTACTACTTTTTTGGATGAATGAGATTGAATGCCATTTCTATCTTTACGAGTTATTGACATTTTTTGTTTGGATTCTTCTGAATGAGATTTACCTACCCAATAAGTATTACCTCTATTAGCATCACCTATTTTCTTTTTAGCTTCTTCTGAAAGTTTTTTACCTTTGTTACCTTCACTAATTTTTTTCTTAGTTTCTTCAGTATGTAAAGCATTATCACCACCAGATGTCATGTTATAACCATGTCCATAAAATGTATCATAGAATGAGATATAGAATTCCTCTAAATCATTGAGTTCATCAATGTTGTTAGCTGATTCATCTATTACTTCGAAATTGAAACTATCAATACCATATTTAGTAAATGCATTATGTATTGCAAATTTACTTCTTCTTGAATAATTTACATGCTGTTTCCATCTATCTTCGGGATCATTAATGGTCTGTCCAACATATTTTTTGTTATTAACTAAATTTGTAATACAATATATGTACATTATGCTTTCTTACCTGCGTTTTTTAATTCAACAAGGAATTCATCACGGTCAAATGTTTCTTTTTTATCTTTAGATTCATCATCACTATCTTTCTTACCTTCGTTTTGTTTTTCTTCTTTAAGACGTAAATCTTCTTCTTTAGCAAGAGCATCTTTTGCAAGTAACAGAAATGTTTGTGCAACTTCGATATTACGAGCACGATATTTTGGATCAAAGTTTGAAACATCTAACATTTGCTCTTTGTATGCTTTAAGCGCAAGTTGTGCAACTTCGTTCAGATTAGGATTTTCTGAAAAGTTATAACGTTCTTCAAGTTCCTTTAACAAAGGATCATCAGAAGCATTAAGTCCAAAGGTGTCTTCAAGTTTAGAACTCATACTATTAACTTTGTACCCAGATATCCACAACACCAGATCCGCCCTTAACAAAGCGTAGACCTGTACCTGAAGCCTCTAAAAATGTGAACTTACTAAGTCCAGCACCAATTGATTCGTATGCTATGAAATCAGTTACAGCAATAGTACCATCAATCGTTACGGTATCTAATGTAATAGTTTCAGCAGTTACAGTAGCAGTGGCGAATGTTAAAGTATCAGTGTCTACAGCAGTAATAACATAAGCTGAACCATCATTACTTACGGTGTTAGCAATCGTTAATGTCATGCCTACCCCAAAACCGTCATCAATCCAACTACCTCTATTACGAGTCAATGAATCATCACCACCAGCACCATCAACAAATTCTAAAGTAACGTTATTACCAACATACGCACCAATAACTTGTTCTTTCAAAGTAATACCAACGTCAATGGTTGCAGTTCCACCACATTTGATAATGTAAGTAACATCTTGTGGTGTCTTAACAACGAAAGTTTCAGTGTTAAGATATTCTCTAATTGTAGTCATTTATATAAATCTCCGAATTATAAGTGTATTTATTAATTTAATCATCTAATGCTGTGCGAATTCTGTTTTATATTCTCCACACTTATGACGTTTTTATACAAGACATAGTTAATGTATGAAAACGTCAACATATGTACCAGAAAAATCATCAATAGTAATGTTACTTTTTTCGTTATAATAATTCTTATAAATTCTGGCAAGATCCACTAAGTCATCACTGGTAACATCTTCACCTTTACTATCATAAAAGGCGTAACATACAGCAACCATAAAAGCGATATTATGATCAAGTTCTTCTACAATTGTATGGAAAGTTTCCGAAGATACATCTATACCCGTTGCAGTATGAATTGATTCTTTAAGATTTGGTTTGAATCTGATATATTCTTTTGTTACATAATCAATACGGTCTTCATCCATCATCATGAATCCATGACGATTACCATCATATAAATCAGTAAGGTAAGATTCAACGGCAAAAGTTGCTTTGATTAGTTTAACCATTGCTGGTTCGTTCACGTCCATTATCGACAAAGTTCTTTTGACAATATCCGAAAGGTTGTTTGGGTTAATCATTTGGTACACTCCTTTTAGTGTTCTATTTAGTGTTATTTATCGTTTTTAAAATGAGTATGACAGTCTCATATGTCTGTTAAAAATAGTAAATAATTATATGAACAACCAATAAGGAAACATAATGTCAAAGAAAAACAAACGCAACAAATTAACTGTAGTAATGAATGACAACCAAGCATCCTTTCACGGTGCTGAACATAAAAAAACATTTCACAAAAAAGACGTTAAATTCATAACACCTATTACAAACACACAGAGAACCGCTATGGACTGTTATAAGAAAGGGGATAACATGTTCATGCATGGTTCAGCAGGGTGTGGTAAGACCTTCTTAGGGATGTACCTTGCACTTAATGACATTCTGGACGAACGTACTGAATACCATAAACTTATCATTGTCAGAAGTGCTGTTGCTACCAGAGACATTGGTTTTTTGCCAGGCACTGAAGAAGAAAAATTAGCAATCTTTGAACAACCATACATATCTATTTGTAATGAATTGTTTAATTTTGGTAAGTCATATGAGAATTTGAAGAAGTTGAATTATGTTGAGTTTGTCAGTAGTTCATATCTGCGTGGGATAACATTCGACCATTCAATTGTACTGGTTGATGAAGTACAAAATTTTAACGCAGATGAATTAAATACAGTAATGACTCGTATAGGTTATCAATCTAAAATTATCTTTAGTGGTGATTTAGCTCAATCAGATCTGATGAAGACGAACAGAGATAAATCGGGTATGGGTGACTTCATCAATATCATCAAAACATTAGATGAATTCGCCATGATACCATTCACCACAGATGATATTGTCCGTTCTTCCCTTGTAAAACGTTATATTATTGCAAAAGAAAAATATGAAAATAAGTAAGTTGTTGATTTAAAAGGAGAAAATAAATTTGACAAGGTAAAGTTTTCAATCTATAATTACTCTATCAACTGGGAGAACATTATGACTGAACATGATTTAGCTTGGGGTACATTGTCTGACTTACATAAAGATGTTTATGGGTTTAGACCACGTGATGTATACAATTTTAAAGAAATGTCTGTTAGTGATATTGAAGATGAAATTAAACGTCTTATACCTGAATTAGAACAGGTTAATAAAGAAATTGAAGAACGTGAGCAATCATGTATTCAGGACTTCGAACAGATTATTTCAGACACTATTGCTAGTGGTGCTAACACCCGCGTTAATGCTATTAAGTGGTTGAAGGACGCAGAAGAAGATGATGGTATGACCGATGGTTTCTTCTGTTACACTTACGGTCTTCCTTATAATTATTTTGATAAAGTAGCATGAAAAAAATAACGAATTATGAATATTCAAAAAGGAGTGGTAAACCTGCTGCTTTTTATAAATTTAAGTCTTCGTCTAATGGTGGCATACACGTTTATACTGATAATAATCGTAAGATGTTATTAGGACATAATGTGGACGTGACTTTACTTGATGAATATTTAATTTATTATACTAGTACAACTGAAAAAGATAAAGGTTCGCCTATATTTGTGAAAAAAGATGGTGTACTTTATTTGGCCTGTTATTGGGGTGATATACATAATAATATTGCTAAAGACGAATTGTTTGAAAAAGTTTTCACAAAAAAAATAACAGCATTCGACGCAATAGCTTTTTTAGATTTATAATATTAGTTGACAACATTATTACAGTTAGGTAAGATGAATTCCTCAAAGCCGTGAACCCCTTAGTTCACGCAAAAACTTTAGTCCATTTGGACAAAAGGGCAACATAATTATTGTGTTGCCCTTTTTTTTGTTGTACACTCCAAGAAAATAATAAGAATAAAAGGGGAAATATATAATGGTTGACATAACCAAAATGAAAAAAGCACTGGAAAAAGTTAAAGCGTCTACTGGTAGTGCTGAATCTGATGTATGGTTATCATCAGGTAATCACGCATTGAATTTTAATCTTACTGGTGATTTTAATCGTGGTATACCAAACAGACGTACTGTATTATTATTTGGACTACAGGGTTCAGGTAAGACATTTATTGCATCCATGATTGCAAAACAAGCACAAGACAAAGGATATCATATAGTATATCTTGATTCAGAACGGTCTATCCATAAAAAATATATGGAAAAGATTGGTATTGATATGTCCGAAGATAAATTTACCACAGTCAATGTGAAAACAATTGAAGAAGCAACTGCTAATATGTCGGCCATTTTTAATAGTTTTGGTGATGATGATAAGGTATGTTATGTAATTGATTCATTGTCTGGTATGGAAACTGAAGCTGAAATGGAAAATTTCAATAAAGGTAAAGTGACTACTGATATGGGACTTTTTGCAAAACGTATTAAACAATTTGCAAAGAACATTAATCACAAGATTAGTGAACGTGATAATTTTTGCATCATGACTTCACATGCATACAAAAATCAAGATTTGAAAAATGGTCTTGGTACTATCATTCCTAGTGGTGGTGAAGGTATGATTTTTTTTCCATCATTAATAGTTGCATTATCTAAGTTAAAATTGAAAGAAGATACTGATGTGGTCGGAGTCAAAATTACTGCCGAAACTACTAAATCAAGATACACACAACTTGGTCGTAAAATTCGTTTAGAAGTTCCTTATGATAAAGGTGTCGATCCTATTGATGGATTACTTGAACTTGCAGAAAAAGCTGAACTAGTAGCACATTCCAAAGGAAGTTCTTGGTATAGTTATGAAGATGATGATGGGGGGTTAGTTAAATTCCAGAAATCAACTTTCAAAGATCACTACCTTAAACTTTTTGATTTTGATGCAGTTAATGACATCATAGAAGTTAATGATGGTGAACTACGCCCAGAAGATTAACAGTTAATTATATTTTGTGATCCATTTTGAAATAACAGAAGAAGTTGAAAAATATTATATTCAGGGTATGAGAACTGAATATAAATTTTCTGATGGGACTCTGTATTATATCAGTGGTTCTATATTCGCATTAGTAGGTGGTAAGTATTATCGTCTGGAAATTAAAGATGGAATCAATATGAATGATTTTGTCAATAGTTATGACGGTGATCTTATTGATGTAATAAGTTTTAAGGTATTATAGGTAATAAAAAAGGGATACTATAAAAGTATCCCTTTTTCTTATCTTATGAATTAATATTACTTAGCTAATTCAGCTTTTTCCACAACATTTTGTAACGCATCAATTTTGTCTGCTAAAGTAGCAAAGTTGTTATTGACTAATGTTTGTGTTGGTGTAGCAGTAACATCTTCAATAGTAGAACCAGCAGTACCACCAGTATTATCAGTCACATTTGCTGCAATTTCTTCCTTATCAGCACTTGCATCATAAACTTCCTCAGCAGGTGAATATGCAGATAAAGCGTTTGAACCATTAGCTAAAGTACGTGTTGATAATTGACCAAGTAAACCACCGTCAACCGCACCAAGTAAACCAGCATAACCAGACATACCAACAAACAAATCAACATCAGTAATTGCCACGTAAGAAGCAAGACCAGTTGTAGGACTTGTTACTACTAAATTACCACCAGAAATTGCAAGTTCAGTACCCGGTAAATCAGCATTGATAAGACCGATAACAGTAGTGAAAGTATCAGCAGTAGTTACATCAACAGAGATTGGATAAGCAGTACCATCAAGATTAATTGAAGCAGTATATGTAGCAGTTACTAAACCTGCATCATTACCACCAACAGCACTTGCGTCAAAATCGACAGTTTGTACACCAGCAGCAGAACCACCAGCAGTTTCGTCTGTGTCCATATTAGCTACGTCAGCAGCATTTACGACAGCAACACGAATGAAAGATTGTGCAGTACCGCGAGTTTTGGTGGCATAGCACGAAATTGAATTTATAGTTGTAGACATTATTATTTCTCCTATATTTGAATAATTTTGTTTATGTATGTATTTATACAAATGTAAATAAAATTGATAAATAATGGTATATACATGACAGGAGGATTAATGTACATTTATTTAATAACAAATTTAGTTAATAACAAGAAGTATGTTGGACAAACTATAAATGATCCACTCAAAAGGTGGACAGCACATAAATCAAAGACTAAAAGTGGTTCTGATTTTGCTATTAATAACGCTTTGCGGAAGTATGGTGTTGAAAATTTTCAATTTGAAGTTATTGATGATACGAATGAAAACATAGATCAACTCAATGAATCTGAAATTAAATGGATAGCTTATTATGACACGTATGATGGTGTTGGGTATAATATGACTTCTGGTGGTGATAATTATATCCGTTCCGAAGAAACAAGGAATAAAATATCAGAAGCACTTAAAGGAGAAAAACATCACTTTTATGGTAAAAAATTCTCTGATGAAACTAAAGAAAAAATGAGACAAGCTACTCTTGGCATGAAACACACTGAAGAAAGTATTAAAAAAATGAGTGGGGAGAACCACCATAATTATGGTAAAACACATTCAGAAGAATGGAAGAAAAAAATGAGTGAACGTATGAGTGGGTCAAATCACCCACTTTATGGTAAACCACGTTCAGACGAAACTAAAGAAAAACTGAGACAAGCTAATCTTGGTAAAAAACATTCAGATGAAACTAAAGAAAAAATGAGGAATTTGGTTATATCCGATGAAACTAAACTTAAAATTTCAGAATCTTTAAAAGGACGGATAGTTTCAGAAGAAACTAAAGAAAAATTAAGAAATAATTCGTTATGTAAAAAGGTATTAGAGTTGAATATAACTGGTGTATTAATACACGAATATAAATCTATAACAGAAGCAGTTAAATGTGGTAAAATTCCTAGAACTACTTTAATAAGAGCATTAAAAAAGAAATCAGGTCTTAATTTAGCTCATAATAGATTGTGGCGATACAAGTCAGATTTTACAGAGGAACAATATCAACAAATTATCAACACGTTAACTTGATAATGTTATGGTGTGCAATACCGCACCTTGATGTGATATATCAAATTTACCAGATAATTTATTGAAATTGTCGTTTATCCATGCGACAATATTTTCCCATGAATCAGTTTTAATTACTTGGGCATTTTGAATAACATCTACTCTGGTTTCTGGATCAATATGGACACCCACAGGGTTATACAAAAAATCTTCATACGATTCAAAATCTATATTAGTGAAATCAAATTCATCTTCGTCTGTGTTAAAAATATCTTTACTTATCATTCAAAAAACTCCATACTGTTATTGTATTTATAAAAATAATATTAAGAGAATGCTAAAATGAACCTTGAAGACTGTCAAAAAGAATATGATAAACTCGAAAAAACCATTGAAGATGATATTAATCTCAAAGGTGATAAACTCGAACCTGCATTAACCTCCCAACCTAGCTTACAACGTGTATGGGGTATATTAGCTGCTAATGTTGCAGTTTTGTACAAAGATGTAGAAAGAGAAGTTGATGAAGCTGCTGGACATGCTTATGTTGCTGCCCAAAGTGATAATTACAAATCACGCAATTCAACTGATGCAAAACATTTTGTTGATCAAGATCCTGCTTACAATGATGCAATTCGTAAGAAGAACAAAATTTATAGATTGAAAAAACAGATTGATTCAGTCTGTGATGTTATTGAAAGTCGTAAATATGTACTGAAAGATTTGACCGCAAGTATCATTAACCAAGTTAACAACACAAAATTAATCTAATGATGACATCATTCGGTATAACAAGTCGTGATGGTTTTTTTAAAAAATTATTGAAGGATAATATGATTGAATATGACTGTGGTTCAGAAATAGCTAAGTGGGTTGAGTGGGGTGAGAGGTTAAATTATATCAAGGCGTTTGAATGCGAAGTAGAACATACCGAATACCAAGTAACATGCACCATTGAATTTACTGAAGAAGGTAAAGCATACGTAGAGTTTTTGTTATTATGATTCATGAGTATATAGTAGATCCAAAACAACGTAACAGATTTTATCAGGATCTGATATATGAAAACAAAATAGCATATGAACCACATTCACCTATGTATTATTGGGTAAATTGGGGGATTGAATGTGGATATATCATTATAGTAAATCGTGAACCATGTGAGCACGATACCACGCTTAATAGGATTTATTACACTTTGGAATTAACTGAAGCTGGTAAAGAATATGTTACCTTTACATTATTATGAAACACTTCAATTGGGTTGATAGAATGATCATAGACAGATTCACACGTATGTATAAATACGAAAAATGTGAAGCTGTCATCATTCATGTAGATGATAGTGTGAATTCGTTTGGTGATGTACTTCAAGCGTATTGTATCGCACATACATGTGGTTTTGTTGAATTAGTAAGAACTCACAACAACAATCAAGATTATGAATTTAAACTTACTGATGAAGGTGATGCGTGGATAAGGTTTAATTTGTTATGACGTATATATTGGATATTGAAAAAGAAAATGATATTGATCAAGATTTTATAATAAGACTTATTGGTGAGTATAATGAGATAGGAAGTAAATTTCACAGATTTACATGTACTGATAATTCTCGTTATAAAAAAGACATACTTAAACTTATAGCTAATGGTGATATAATAATTGAATATATTGAATGAACCATTTATACCAAGTTATAATAAAGTTTCATTAACGTTTGTGTATGATTTTAGATTAACTGATAAGTTTTTATTGAGAATAGATTTTGATATGTTATGAAAAATTTTGACCAAGGAGATCACGTTAGTCATCAAATAAAACATGATATGATAAGAGCATTACGGGCAACAAACAATCCTACATTGTCAAGAACATGTACAAAAAAATCATCATTTAAGGAAACCATTGATAGAGCAGTTGAATGTGGATTTTTAACTGTGGTAAATACATCTTTGGCAGAAAAGCAATACATGTGTAATTCTAAAACATATGTATATGTATATGAAGTAACACCAACAGAGGAAGGATTACTTTACTTAGAGTACTTAATGTTATAATAATGATAAAAAGAAAATTTGAAGGATTAGAAAAACACCACATCAACAAAATCATTAAAGCTACTAAGCTAATGATAAAAGGTGCATTCCATACTGCCGAATACAAAATGAAAATAACTGATGGGATGGAATCTCAATTCTTCAGTTCAGGCAGAACATATTTCTATATGCTTGATAAAGTTTTACCTATGGTAGAATCATTTGGTTATGATATAGCTATAGAAGACTACCGTGAGTCTATCACAACACCCAAACACATTGATAAAGATTTCATTGCATACACCGGATTAGAGTTGTATTGGTATCAAGTCGAATCCATTAACAAACTGATTGATACTGAACGTGGTGTGTTTGAATTACCTACCAGTGCAGGTAAAGGTTTGTTGTCTGCTATTGTCACTAAAGTATATGAAGACCAGTTAGAATTCATTACTATTGTTCCAACTGAAAAGTTAGTGAAACAGGTTTACGCTGATTGTGATATGGTTGGTTTAGATATAGGTCACATCACCAAGAAGATGTCTAAGAAGCAACGTGAAGTTGAATGGTCTAAAAAACATGTTGTATGTACATGGCAATTACTTAAGAACAACAAACATCGTCTTGAGCGTTTCGGAGGACTTATCTATGATGAAATGCATGTTATGGGTGATGTTATGTTTAATATACTTGAAACTGAGTTATGTCATGCTGTGGTCAGGTTAGGTATGACAGGTACAGTACCAAAAGATAAACATAAACGAGAAAAAATATTATGTCATATTGGTGGTGATGTTCTTATTAAGATTGCACCTAAACAACTTCAAGATGAAGGATACATATCAACGTGTGATATAGAAATGTATTCTATTGAACATCGTTTAGAAATATTTGATATTAGTGAATGGGAATGGTCAGACGAAGATAGATATTTGTTGTCTAATAATCAACGTGCTTCAGAAATAGCAGACTTTGTTCTCAATCTAAAAAAAGAAACAACACTGATACTTTGTTTCAAAGAATTTGCCAACAAGTTAAAGTCTCTTACTGGTTATGATGTTATAACAGGTGATACACCAGAGAAAGAACGTGAAGAATATTATTACAAGTTGGAACACGAAAAAGACTACCAATTAATTGCAACTTATGATACAGTTGGAACAGGAACAAGTATTGATCCAATCACGTGTGTTGTTACTGTTGATATTGGTAAGAACGAAACCAGAATAGTACAAAGTATAGGACGTGGACTAAGAAAAGATGGTAATCAAAATCATCTAAAAGTAATTGATATCTATACTAAGATGTGCATTTATAATAGTACATCTGGTAAGTGGGTAGACTTCAGTTTCTCAGGGACGAAACATGTAAAAGAACGTATTCGACAATACAAGAAATTACATTACCCTTATAAGGAAGTAAGTAATACAATTATAAGTTGAATAAATGCACCTACTGGACGAGAACTATAAAAGAATAGAAACATTCGATAATAACAAAGCAAAACTTTTCTGGACATTCGACATGGATGCCTGTGATTTCTTTTTAAAGTCATGTTTGCTTTGGCAAAACATTACATCTGATGCTTACACATTAAGTGTTGGTAAGGGTTCAGTAACTATACCTTATAATTACTATATTGTGATTGGTGATTATGATTCTGGTTTTGATTGCATTACACCAGAAGAAATTATGGGTAGAGA